TAGAAAACGCCATTATCAACGCAGTCAATTCAGCAAGCTCCAGCGGTGTTGGACTTACATCTTCTAGGATCTCTTAATGGCACAGCCAGAGTTAAAGGTACTTTTAGACTGGGCTAATGAAGGTGCAACTCCAGATGTAGTCAATCTGTCTGCTCAGATCAATCAGACACAGATCAATCGTGGCAGAAACATTATCCAAGATTCTTATGAAGTAGGCACAGCTTCATTTCGTATTATCGATCCAGATGGTGACTGGAATCCTCAGAATGTCAGCTCACCTTATTACGGCAAAATCGTGCCATTACGCAAGGTGGCTATCTACGGCACATGGCTTGGCATCGACTATCCGCTATTTGCTGGATTCACAGTTACCTATGACTACACCTATCCTCGCGATCAAGAATTTGGTTATGTAACAATTCGATGTGAGGATGCCTTTAGATTATTCAACATGGCTAACATTACAACTGTTACAGGTGGCACAGCAGGTCAAACTACAGGCCAGCGCATTAACTCGATCTTGGATCAGATCAACTGGTCAGCGACAAACAGAGCCATCGATACAGGGCTTAGCACTTGCTTGGCCGATCCTGCCACTACTAGAACATCACTAGATGCTATGCGAGTGGTGGAATTTACAGAGGGCTTAGGTGCCTTTTACATGTCAGCCGATGGGAAGGCAACATTTAAGGATCGTCAAAACTCGATCATTGGATTTGCTCCAAGGACTACATCGACTAACTTTGTCAGAAATGGATCTTTTGAACAAAGCACAAATACTTGGTCACCTTTTAACGCAAACTATGTTTTGTCGGTGGATGACACAAATTCTTATATGGGTACATCATCGATGAGGATTACCATAAATGTTGCTGGTGGTGGTGGCAGTAACAATGGTGCAAGTTCAAGATCGGCTTCTACTCTTAATGGAAGAATCGCTGTAACTGGTGGTGATGTAATAGATTATTCAGCTTATGTCAAAACTATCACAGGTAGCCGAACAATGACTATCAGTATTTTGTATTACGCGACAAGCACCACAACTACACAAATTGGTTCTACTGTTGTTTCTAGTGTTTTGAATCCTTCATCATCATGGCAAAAAGCAAGTTTACAAACAACTGTGCCTAGCGGTGTAGGCATAGCATTTGCAGCAATGCAGGTTGGTCGCGCCAATACAGGGTCTGTTGGAGATGCTTTTTGTGTTGATGCTGTTATGTTTGAAAAAAATGCAACGGTAGTTTCGCCATTTCCTTTTGATGGTTTTATTTCTAATTTTCCCACAAACTATTCAGCCAACCTTTCATGGACTGCCACACCATACGATAGCTCTTCAACAGCTTCTTATCTGACCTATCCAAACCCTGTGTCCTTTGGTCAAACTCCACCTGCTATTCCATATAACAATATCGTCTTTGCACTTGATGACAAGCTGCTAGTCAATCAGGCCACCTTTGCTAGAGTAGGTGGCACAGATCAATCAAACACAGATTCAGCATCGGTGGCTAAATACTTTGTCCACTCAATCAATAAGTCAAACCTGCTTATGCAGACAGATGACCTAGCCTTGGACTTGGCTAGAGCTTATGTGGCAGGTCGGCAAGACACAGCGATCCGTATCGAAAACTTGGCCATCCAGCTTAACGCCATTACTACATCAAATGATGTTATCTCAATTCTGGACATCGATTACTTTGACAAAGTGCAGGTAAGCAATGTTCAGCCAGGTGGATCTACAATTACACAGACACTATTTGTCCAAGGCTTAAAGCATGACATCAGGCCCAATTCTTGGGTGACTACGATCCAAACCTATGAAAGCCTTTTAGATGGTTTGATCTTAAATGACAGCGTAAAAGGCACTTTAGACTATAATGTACTGGGATACTAGGAGATAACATGGCAGCAGGATTAGGTTTTAAGGACTTTCTGGCAGGATCGGTATTAACTGCTGCTGATACAAATGGCTACATGGCATCTCAAGCTAACATGGTCTTTGCGACAGCTGCTGCTCGTGATGCCGCTATTACTGCACCGCAAGAAGGCATGGTTGCAGTCTTAAAAGACTCCGATGGCGTGTTCATCTATAACGGCACAGCATGGATACAAGACTCTGGCATTGCAGCTTACACATCCTTTACACCTACTTTGTCGGGATGGACTTTAGGTAATGGAACGCTTACCTCATTTTTTAGAGTATTGGGTAAGACAGTCCATTATTACGGCAGATTAGAGGTTGGATCGACAACAACAGTAGGCGGCACAGGAACTAACTTTGTTGTAACACTTCCTGAGACAAGTCGCTTTGGTGTTCAATCTTATCAAATGGGATTAGGTCAATTTAGAGATACAAGTGCTGGTAACAATGTGCTTGGTCAAACATTCATGGTAAGTACAACAACACTTGGTGTTTCGTATGGAGAAGTACCATCTTTATCAAATTATGTCCGCAGACAGTTATGGAACACAGTAGATTCCACATTACCTTTTACTATTGGCACAGGTGATTTTGTCACTTGGGATGTTGTCTATGAGAGGGCATAAGAAATGAAAACTTGGAACTATTTAGCATTTGATGAAACAGAAGAAATCATCGATGAGTGGGTGTGGGAGCGATTAAGACTCCGTAGAAATCTTTTACTGGGTGCATCCGATAGGAAGATGATTAGCGATGCGCCATGGGATCTAGAGCCATGGAAGGTATATCGACAAGCTCTTAGGGATCTACCATCTAAGGTAAAAGATCCACGCAATGTTGCATGGCCTGTATCTCCAGATGGATTATCTGTGCCAGCCTATGTTGAGCCAATCGCTGTAGAAGAGCCAGAGTACGAAGAAGTAATCGAAGATGAATCCGCGCCTGAGTAAAGCTGCAATTCAACTTCGCGAACAGATCGATGATGCCTTCCCAGATCGTGACCGCACATCGGATGGTTGGATCGGTGATACCCGACATGGTGCTCGTAAGTCTGATCACAATCCAGATGTCAAAGGCTGGGTTCGTGCCCTCGACATCGATCGTGACTTATCTGGAAAAGCAAAGCCTGACCTCATGCCCGATCTTGTTGATCAAATTCGTCAAGCCTGTAAATCACGATCCGAAAAGCGTGTGGCTTACATTATTTTTGAAGGGAGAATCTGCTCCCCTATTCTCAACTGGAAGTGGCGCAAGTACACAGGGGCTAACAAACACAATCACCATGTGCATTTTAGCTTTAAGAAAGAAGCTGACTTACTGGGTGAATTTTATCAAATACCTATGATCGGTGGGACACTATGAATCTAAAGAATCCAATCATCCTTGCAGCTGGAGCCTTCCTAGCAGCATGGTCAGCAACTAATTTCGCACTTGATTACAGAGCAGTATTGTGGTCAGTCCTATCAGGCGTATTCGGTTATGCAACACCTAAACGATAATGACTGCGCAGGACATGGCGGTTCTTGCTGTTGCTGCTACGACCGTTATTGGTTCATTTATTGGATCGGTGCGTTGGTTGGTAAAGCATTACCTACAAGAACTAAAGCCAAATAGCGGATCATCTATGCGCGATCAAATCAATCTACTTGAAGCGCGTGTCGAAACTATCTTACGCATCCTAGAGAAGTGACAATTATCCCATGGCAAGAAAACAAACTAAGGCATTAGAAGAGCAGGGCTATTCAGCCCTTGATGCTTATTGCATTGGATTGCATGAGTATTGGAAAAGCCTACGCAAGGCTGGCTTTTCGGAATCTATAGCTCTATTCATGATTACAGACACGCAATCGTATCCAGCGTGGATCTTGCCTACTCCAGTCGATCCAGAGAGGTTTGGCGATTACGAAGATGAGGATGACGATTAAAAAAATTCTGGTAATTCCAGACATGCAGATTCCTCTACACGATGAGCATGTCACAAATAACCTGATTCGCTTTGCTCGTACTTTTAAGGCAGACCAGACAGTTACCCTTGGTGACGAGATGGATATGACCGAATTGGGGCGTTGGAGTGAAGGCCGCGCTGAATGGTTTGCACAGACTTTAGGCGATAACAGAGACATGACGGTTGATATTCTCTGGAATCTAGGTGTTACGGACATGATCCGTAGTAATCACACAGACAGACTTTACAATCAGATAAGTAGCAAGATCCCAGCCCTAGGTGCTTTGCCAGAATTACGCTTTGAGAAGTTTCTTAAGCTCGATGAATTAGGCATTAAATTTTGGCGTGATGAAATGCCCATCGCGCCTAATTGGATCGCAGTTCATGGCGATCACACACCCATCAAGCCACAAGGGGGCTTATCGGCCTTGGAAGGGGCGCGTAGGCGGGGTAAATCCACAATCTCGGGTCACACGCACAGGGCGGGTAGATCATCGTTCACAGAGGCCTCTGGAGGCCGCGTAGGGCGTATCCTGCATGGTGTCGAAAGTGGTCACATCATGGAAACAAATCGTGCCCATTACACGAAAGGCGTTTTTAATTGGCAGCAAGCGTTTTCGATTATCTATGTCAAAGGCAAGAATGTTCAGGTCGATCTGATTTACATCGAGAAGAACGGCACATTTATAGTAAACGGCAAGGTCTATGGACGACCTCGTTAGAGACATCTTCCCAATCAGGCGCACCATCGATGATGCTGTTGATCTAGCTGAGGAAACCTCATTCGCGTGTCGGAATTGACAGCCTAGCCAATACCTGTGCAACACTAAACCTGTCACCATCCAAGGGCGTTGGTGCGATAGGGGTAGTAAATGACTGACAATCAAATCATAGGAGCAGCTCTTATTCTGTTTCCTTTACTCGTGGGA